AGTCTCGCTACATGGAAAACGTTAAGTATCTTCGCCGGGAAGAAAAGCAGCGCCGCCAGAATATCGAGAAGCTGATTCAGATCGAGAAAAACGCAAAATCGCGCATTCGTCGCGCAGGCGATAAGTCACCGCTCCCCCTGTGGCAGAACGAGAGGGTCGAAGATTGAAACCCGAACTGATTGAATCGCTTCGCCTGCGCTGGCAGCGCCTCCGTATTTACCGCCGCCCGGGAACGGTGCTGGTGGACTACCGCATTCTTCGGAACTTTCTTCGCATTGAACAGATAGCAGGAGCTGCTGCATGAACATCCAATACCTGGAATTTGTACGCCAGCAGCTGATTATGGCCACTGCCGATCTGAGTGGGGCAACGAAAGGCCAGTTGATGGCCTGGCTTGAGAACGCCCAGTTTGACACCGGCACCTTTAAGCGGAAGAAACCGAAAATTTGGGACGAAGAAAGCGAGAAGTGGCTGACCCTGGAAAACCCACCGATCCCCGGTAAGCAGTCGCGCGCCAAGGGCTCGCATATCCCGCTGGTTCAGCCGGTTGAATACTCCACCGCGTCGTGGCGTCGGGCGGTCCTGTCACTGGATGAGCACCAGAAGGCGTGGCTACTGTGGAATTACAGCGAGAGCGTGCAGTGGGATCACCAGGTAACGATCACCCAATGGGCATGGGCAGAGTTCAGGGCGCAACTGGGCACCAAAAAGGTTGCCGGCAAAACACTGGAGCGCCTCAAGAAGCTGATATGGCTGGCGGCGCAGGATGTGAAAGCGGAGTTGGCCGGTCGCGACCCTTACCAGTATGCGGATCTGGCTGCGTTGGTTGGAGTGACGCCTAAGAACTGGTCAGAGACCTTTACCGATCGCTGGGTGGATATGAAACGCATCTTCCTGAGCCTGGATAGCAGCGCTTTATTGCAGGTAACGCGATCACGTTCACAACAAAAGGCAGCTAATTACCACACAAGTCTTGCAAAACTGGATTAAAACGCATATATTTCGACTAAATCTGATATCGTCGCCATAGCTTTGGTTGTCGACCGAATCACACAAAAGAGCCCCGGTTAATCGCTGGGGCTTTTTTGTATCTGGAATACCCCTACCTGGGACTATAAGAGCGAAAGCTCAACGCAACACCCCATCGATTGGCAGCCCAGAAGCTGCCTTTTTTATTTGGGCTGTCGGGAATCTCAAACAGAGCTTTGTCGTTAATGCACCCGGCAGCCTGAACCTACTTACACACGGAATATCTATGTCTGATCCACTAACTGCTGCCAGCGCTGTAGCGGCGGGAACGGCCGGGGTGACTTTCGCCTCGCTCTTTCCTGAGGCTACGCCTGCAGTAATGCTGTGCGCGCTCGCAGGGGCGGCAATGTATGTGCTGACGGCTGAGCCCCATCAACTCTGGAAGCAGATCATCTTTGCGGTCATCTCGTTTATGGGTGGCGTGTTCTTCTCTGAGCCGATGGCGAAAATCATGGCGGGGATCATCAATACCCCACTGAGCCTGATGAAGCCGCCGGTAAGCATTGAAGTGTCCCCGTCCATCGGGGCGCTGGTCTCAGCTTCCATTTCCGTTGCAGTCCTGCTGCGTATTCTCGCTAAGTCAAAACGCGGGAAGATGCCCGGGCTGGAGGAGGAAGGCCAATGACATGGCAAATGCTGTTGCTCGATGCAAATGCCGTTATTTGTCTCGCCATCGTGGGGCGTCTGATGTTCTTCCGTAAAAGCGGGAAAACGCATCGCCCCGGCGTGGCATGGATGGCATACCTGCTTATCCTGGCTGCCGGGTTCACGGCGTTCCGCATTATCCTTGGGCATTACAGCTATGTGGATCCTGGCGAACTGATGCTCAATGCAGCCATCTGCTTCGCGGTATGGCGCGCCAGGGGAAATCTGGCAAAGGTTGTAAGGGTGGACCCATGACCAAAGACGACATCTTCAACGCCATCATCGGCAAAGAGGGCGGTTACGTTAATCACCCGAACGACAAAGGCGGCCCGACGAACTGGGGGATCACCCAGACAACGGCCCGCGCCCACGGTTATTCCGGCGATATGCGCGACCTGACCCGCCAGCAGGCTCTCGACATCCTCGAAGCCGATTACTGGTATGGCCCACGCTTCGACCAGGTGGCGGCTGCATCCCCAGCCATCGCCGCCGAACTCTGCGATACCGGCGTGAACATGGGGCCAACCGTCCAGGTTAAATGGTTCCAGCGCTGGCTGAACGTGTTCAACAATCAGCAGCAGCTCTATCCCGACCTGATCGACGACGGCCAGATTGGCCCGCGCAGCATCAGCGCGTTGAGGTCCTTCCTGGCGAAGCGTGGTAGTGAAGGGGAAGCCGTATTGCTCCGCGCCCTGAATTGCAGCCAAGGGCAGCGTTATCTCGAACTGGCAGAGCAGCGCCCGCAAAACGAGTCATTCGTGTATGGCTGGGTAAGGGAGCGCGTGAGCCTATGACAAAGCTTAAAGCGATTCTGGCGGGAATCGGGTTGATCGTAATGCTGGTGTTAGGCGCTTTTGGCCTGGGCAGCATGCGTGGCCGCGAAAAGGCGGAAGCCAAAGCGGATAAGCAGCGAACCGACGATCACGCCGCAGCCACCAAAGCAGCTGCAGAACGCCGCGTTGAAGTAACCAAGGAGGCCAGCAATGTACAGCAGACGGTTAGCCATATGCCTGATGACGATGTTGATCGCGAGCTGCGCGGAAACTGGACCCGCAAAAGTTGAGGTTATCGATACCGGCTGCGACTGGGTGAGCGCGATTCGCCTGACGGAGCACGACATCGAAGTGATGGATATGCAGACGAAGCGCGACATACTGGCGCATAATCGGTCTTGGTTATTTAATTGCCCCGATCCACAGCCAAGAGCAAGTCTCCCAAAGTCAGAATTTTCGAAAAAATATAAATTGTTTCTTCCATAGCTTCTTTGTTAAAGCCATTAATTTGCAAAAATGACTTCTCATTGAAATCCTGTGAAACAGATTGTAAAAGTTGATGGTATTGGACAAGCAGTTTGGTTTTCTCCGCCCCGAGTAGTCCAACTTTGTTAAGATTTGCCGTGTAGAAACGAGCGAAATTATCAGGAATTAATATGCTGTAATGAATAACGCCACTATCTATGAATACAGGGTCAGTGACATATGCTTGGAGCGCTTCAAGATACTTTCTTTCCCTCATAACTGTTTGAATTGATTCTACTTCTGAAATAAATCCCGCAGCGTATGACAGTTTTTCGATGTCGTGATTACTACGACTGATCCGGAAATTAATCCAGCCGGAAATACCCGCACCGATGCATGCACCTATTAGGCCGGATCCAGCTGCGATTAATTGATTAATAGTTGTGATTTCCATTGCTAGTCACCTGTTTAGCCTGAGAAGAGGATCATCCTATTTCATTGGGTGATTATATGTTAACGAGTTCACGGAGTTAACCATGGCTGAAAATGATGACTGCAGACCATACCCGCCGGTTAACTTCATCAGCGGTGATAACTGGCAGCCATACACCCGCCTGATACCTGCCAATGAGATTAACGAGTGGGTTAACCTCCAGATCCTCAGCGAAGACGGCAATATCCATAACCCTGACCATGCCCACCTTATTGATGCGGATCTCTGCTTCATGTGGGCATCCGATTCGTTCGCGAAGAAAGGCCGCTATGTACTCGGCCAGGCTGAACAGGTAATGCTGCGCGCTGGTGGATGGCAAAAGGCCCGGATGGAACAGCAGATGCATGAATGGTTCGGGCGCATCCCGAAGTACATCATCACGCTGGCTGCTGATTACTGCTCGCAATGCAGCGACCTCGAGTTCTGCGCGCTGGTAGAGCATGAGCTGTACCACATTGCCCAGGCCACCGATGACTATGGTTCGCCGAAGTTTAACAAAGAGACCGGGCAGCCAGTGCTTACGCTGTGTGGCCACGACGTCGAAGAGTTCGTTGGCGTCGTACGCCGGTACGGTGCCAGCAAAGATGTGCAGGAGCTGGTGGACGCGGCCAATGCGCCAGCGGAAGTGGCTCACCTCAACATCGCCAGATCATGCGGAACGTGCATGCTGAAATTGGCTTAACTTTATGACTGATTATGACAGGCAGGTGATTTATGGCGGCACTGAAAGGTGAGGTCAAAGCCTTCATCGT